GAAAAAGTTATCTTTAACTCTACGCTCTAATTTTTTCCGAACAATTTTATACTGAATATGGCTATAAAAATGCCGGATATCTGCCTGTGCAAAGTTCCTGATTCCCTTTCCACTTTCGATCCAACGTCTGATAGCTCGCTGCCCCTTCAGGGAACCCCTTCCAGGAAACGATGAGAAGCTCATCGGATAACTGCTTCCCGCTATGATCGGCTCCAGGATCATTACAATAACATGCTGAATCCAGAGTTCCACCATAGTCGGTACATAAACAACCCTCGTCTTTCCAAACTCTTTAATAATTACCGGGTTATGCTTTACTGGCTTAAATCGTTTTTGGGGATCAGTCTGCCATCCATCCGGTTTCGTATTCAGGATAATTTCCTGGATTTTCTTAACCCAGGCATCCAGATTTTCCTCCGCCATTTGAAAGTCTTTTCTCTTGGTTTTCCCTTTTCTCATACGTTTAAAAGCCTTTTTAATCACATCTTCCCGGCAGGCCAGCCGATACAGGTATCTATAACTTTTCTTTTTCTTCCAGGGAATCCCGGTCACCTTTTCAATATCGTATTTCAATATACGCATGATCTTCTATCTCCTCGCCGCTTTCGGACATTTCCTGCTACTTGCAGCTCCTGACCGGAACTATTTCCACTCACCAAAACCCATAAGGGCGGATATAACGATGTTTCAATCGTCTGCGGTGTAGGATTACCGGGAACATTTTGGTTGTCGTTCTAAAATTGATAGAAAAAGGACGCGCCGTAGTTCCACCAGGCGTTAGCAGCCACATTGTTCAGTGTGCGGGCCCAGAGGCCGTCATTAAGACCGTCATTGCAATTGCCGAACCGTAGCGAAACCGCCGGAAAGGGTGTTCCGGTAACCCCTAAAATTCGTTTATTCCCTGCAAGGGCATCGGGGGAAATCCCCCGAACCCCCTATTTTCTTTATGGGGGAAGACCCCCATACCCCCTAACAGCAGCTCACGCTGCTGCAGGTGCTGGAAGAAGTAAGGACGCGCCGAAGTCCCACCAGGCGTCAGCAGCCACAAAGTTCAGTGCGCGGGCCCAGAGGCCGTCATCAAGACCGTCAACGCAACCGCCGAACCGTAGCGAAACCGCCGTGATTGTGGCGTTTACCCAAGTATGATCACAATAGCCAGTTGCGGAAGTTCCCTCAATTTCCTCTGACGGAATTGCTCCAAAACCTTTGACTACATGCATGGTCGCATTGTAATGGTTTGCTGTCACGTTGCAGCCAGTATCCAGATACCCGTCTCCACTCAGATTGTAGGTATAGTCTGTAGATACCTTAATTCTTCCATTGACTGCGACCATATATGGATCACGCTGCCAAAGCATATAACTGCCCAGAACAGCGCTATGAAAAATCTTATTGAAAGACTTATTATCATCTGATCCATAAAACTGGCCGCCTCCAACTACCTTGTTGATCTGAGTTCCATAATGCTGGGCTTTATCCTCTACATAGCTGGAGCACATTCCGCTTCCAAAAGAACTTTGTGAATCTGTGCTTCGCGTAAGCATTACACAAATATCTGCTAACGTATTTGTAAGCGGGCCGCCGAAGAATAACCCGCTTGCACTCGTTTTCAAAATCGCTGTGTTCTGCTCTGTAGTGCCTATTGCGGTTCCTGATGAATTATCCGAAGAGCTTCCTGAAGCAGTCAGGCAGCTCCACTGGCCTGCAATACTTCTCATCCTTCCATTTCCATCAATAGAGCCATAGAACATAGGAATGAGCATGTAGTCCCTAACTTTTCCTTTGACATTAAAGCCAACAGGCTGGAAATCCGGATCAACCTGCCGCTCGCAGAAGTACACATAACGATCTGAACCGACCTTATATTCCTTTTTGTAGATCTTCTTAATGACCGCCATGGCATTTCCTGCAAAATTTGCATTTGATACATCTGAAGCTGTTCCGTCTGCTTTCTTCGTATAATCATCCGGATTCAGATAATATTTGATTTCTCCATCCCATCCGCACATAACCGGCACATTCGCTTTTAACCAGCTCCAATTCGCCCAGGAGCCATAATCCATGGCATGAGTAGCCATATTCATGGACATAGGCTTAAAATCCTTGTTAGCACCCAAGTATTCTACACGGGTAGCTGGGTTCAGATCTGATGCTTCGTGAATAACCATTCCATAGATTGGTGCGTCAGTAGGGATCAGGTTCCGGATCAGCTTCTCTGTCTGCTCCTTCACTTCCAAAAGGGTTTCCTGCTCCGCAATAAAAACCTTATTTTCCGTCATTTTTTCCCTCATTTCCAGCATAATATAACACGATGCGTCATATTTTTGCTTATTTTGTTATTTTATAACGTATCCCGTTATCATATAACGCAATCCGTTATTCTCCAGTATCATCAGCTTCTTCCGAAGGAAGCTGGACATAGTAAAGATGACCATTTTCCATTCCCAGGCGGATCTTCGCTCCGTTTTTGTCATCCTCATAAATCTTGGCATCCACCTGCAGTGCCTTGTCATTTTCAAGCAGCTGCTGATAGCGTTCATTGAACCTGTCTGCATGTCCAGGTGTGGATGTCGTAAGAGCCTCCATCTGGAGGTTTAATGTTGGATTGTCCTTAATCGGTAAGTTAGCCATTGTGTTCCTCCCTTAAAATGTATCCTTAATCCAGAAGGTCATCGCAAGATCCGCATCCTTGCCTTTAGCCGAAAACCGCTTAATATTAACGATATCACCATTGGCATCATACAAGCCGATCTCACTGATCTCTTTGCCCGCCAGCTCCTCTTCGGTCAGCGTACATTCATACTTGCATTCCGTATCGCTGACCATTGTATAGCTGTCATACTTCTTTCTGAGAAGTTCATTTCCGAGGGTGCTGTCTGTTTCCGAAAGAGGAATAATGTTCCCGCTTTCATCCACACCGCCATCACCGAAAACAAAACCCACGATTTTCGGGAGCTGGATCTCTCCGGCCCTGGCTCTAACCATATTTTTTCTTGCTGTCACTGTGATGATCTGATTCTGTGTCATGTCAATTCCTCCTCACGCCTCTCAGCGTCCAATATTCTCTTTCCGTTCAAATTCTGGCTGCCATCCAGGAACCATAAATCCTTATCCAGCCGAACACGATAGTCATTTTCCTCTTTATTTTCTATCTTTCCAAAGTCAAAGTGTTGTCCGTACTCATGTGGGTGTCTCAGAATTTCCAGAAGAACAGAACCATCTAATTTCCATGCACCGTTTAACGTTGGAACTTGCCAGAACTGGGATTCAAAGCCCATGGATACCATGCCGACAGTGTTCTCATCTTGGCAGATTGCTGTCATAAATCTGGCTGCCTCCGTGAAATCCTCATGAAGTTCTATTTCTCCAATTTCATAGGTTAAGCCGTATTCATCTGCCTTACGGACTGCATCAAGATTGTATGTACCGTCCAGCAGCCAAGCTCCATTCAATGTCCGAACCGGCCAAAACTGTGCTTCATAACCCAGCGCCATTCCTGTCACGGTATATTTTTCCGGGCTAATATAGCCACTCTCTATCAGTAAAATCACACGATATCTTAAATGTGCTGGCAGCCATTTGTCCAAAAATGCCCGGATGTCTTTCATATCAACACCCACAATTTTGCTTACATCAAGCGTTATCATTGCCAGGAGCTTGTCCGCGTCTGTCTCTACTGTGGTATCAGCTCCTGTTCGGGCATCCAGTTTTTCCTTCAGCCAAGCCTCATTGACCAGCTCCTCATGGAGTAGCGCCGCCGCCCCATACATTTCATCAATAATTCTTTCTATCTCAGCCAGGATTATATCTTCCACATTCAGAAGGTCTTCCATTTGCCTCATCTTTCGCACTCTGGCCGGAAGCATCTGTTCACTATTCAGTGACACTGATAATCACTCCCTTCAGAGAAAAGAATTTGTTATAATCTGCCGTGATAGAATCCTTTTTTCCATTTATTGTTAAGTCCACCACCTCGGAGACACCACTCACCGCGCTGATGATATTGCTGACTTTAAAGAAGTTCAGGGAGATCACTCCGCTCTGGAAAGCAATTTCCAGAAAATGTGCCTGAACATCTGTCTGAATCTGGCTTTTAACCGTTTCCTCCGTGTATCCGGCTGTTTTGTGAATCTCGCATACAATGGTTACATCAATACTCTCCGCTGCAGATACCACCGGGTTAGCCCCCACAGGCCGCTTCGTATTGATATACTCCTGCACAATCCGGATTTCTTCTTCCGTAGGTGCCTGGGCCGTTGTGGAAACAATGGCGATATATACGTTTCCTGTTCCGTCTCTTGGACTGGAAACTTTTGCATTTCCCGCCACCCTTTTGCCCTGGGCATTGGTTGCTTCCTTGGCCCATT